ACCACACTTTATACTGGTTTAATATCGCATCCACACCCATGGCGATGGATGTGGATTTAGAGGTCACCGACCCTGTTGATACATACACAGCTTCCCTGTGTGCGTACCAATGCCCAATTAAGAGTTTCATCGCTGTTATTATCCCCTGGGGACAGTTGGGATAGCCAGCGGTGTAGTCGATGACCACTTCTCCCTGAGGCTGAGAATCAAATGTTATCGTCCTGTAGTCGAAACTGTAACTAACTTCCTCTCCATCACAAGTAACGCTGTCAACGCTGATTATCATGGGTCTCGGAAGCACGAACACTTTCTCTGGAGACTGTACCGTAAGCCTATAGTTCGTTAACGCTATAGTCCTTCCTGTGCGATTCTCACAATATTCCCTAGCCGCCACGATGTAAGATTCGATAAGTTCGTCCTCATCGTTATCGGGATTAAGTTTAAGGTAGTCCTTTACCTCTTCTGCGGTAAGGACTTCAGTTACAGATTTCACTACGAGGGTCATAACGATTACTCTTCCTTCTCTTTCTTCGGAGATTCCTTCTTCTTTGGCTCTTCCAGAATCTCCACATACCCGGATTTTGCGAGCATCACAGCCTGTTTCGAGTCCCATTCCATCACCGTCCCCGGCTGGATAACACCCTTTTCAGAGGCTGATCTCGCAAGCCATCTTACTTTTACCATCAACCTACGATCTCCTTCCAAACCGCTGTGTTCTGAATCACAGGAATCTTCCTGGAGTTGTAGAGATCATAAGTAATGGCATCCAGTTCTACATTCGCTGTTGTCCTCTGATACTCGATCTTGACAAATTCCGTGATGGGGCAATCGATGATTATCGTATTGTCACTCTTTCCTGTCGCTGTGGTAGCATCAAGCTTGGCAACCGCAGAGTAATCCCCGGTGGAAGTTGATGCGCACTTCACGGCAAGAGCGATCTTGCCTGTGGAAGTGACTGCACCAAGTTCACACACAACACGGATTCTGTCGAAAGTACCTTTTGCCAGGACATCAATGGCATCGGAAAGCACAGCAGAAGCATCCGTTCCGGCTGCGACATTTCCGGCCAACTTTACATGATACATACATGAACTAATATTCGCCATTGTTGTCACCTCACTTTAAGATCAGGATGCGGAGAACTTAAGTCTCGCAAAAGCTTCGCCAAGGACAGGCGCACCGTCACCGGCATAGTTGATGACATATCCTGTCTGATTGGTCAGAGCATATAACTCGTTGAGAACCTGGACTTCAAGCTGGTCGCAATCGCAGATCCAGTAGTAGTCGAAGTCTCCGAAGACCGCACCATAAGTGCCGGAAGAGATGGTGTTGGGAGCAAATTCGCTCTCATATACCGCATGGCCAAGGAGAGTGTCCGGGGTGTTGGGGACGAGAGACAGCTGCCAAATGTAGTGGTTATCGCTATCCTTCAGCTTCATTGCCTCTTTCACGATGTCTCTGTGCATTACCCAAACAGCATTCTTTCTGTACTGCTGTTTCAGACCCATCATGACATTGATCATTCCATCGGAAGTAAGTCCGCCCGTTGAGCCTACTGCGATATCCCTGGAAGTGGGGATTCCGTCATTGGATGCCGTGAAGATTCCAAGAGGCTTGGAAGAACCGTTCCCGGTAAGGTAAGCCTTCTCCTGTGCTACGGACAGTTTCTGAGTAATGGCTCTCAGAAGAGTAGGCTCGGCCATGCTTGCGTGTCTCATCAGAGTTCTGCTGATCTTGAGGCTCTTTGCGAGTCTGTTGGGCTTGAATTCCCTTCTACCGAATGCGATGGTATCCTCTTCAGGAGCGGATACAACCTCACCTACCCAATCGGTATCTTCCGCATCGGTTGCGATGTAGGGATAACCAAGGCTCTGTCCCTGTCCAAGGTTGGGGGTCTTGTAGGAAATCTTCCTCATAAAGATGTTGTCATCCAGGGCCTGAATAAGCTGTGCTACGAATTCAACAGGGGCGGTCAGATAACCAGCCTGTCCATCCGTTCCAAGAGTAGGAGCGGCATTCCTGAAGTTGGCAATATCAACTGCATTGCCACTCAGTGCCTTTGCGAAAAGATTCTGCGCTACGGGGGTATCCATCGTCTTATCGATGACCTTCTCCCTCTGCTCCATCTTTTCCATGTTTTCGATTCTTTCAGTAAGGGAATCGAATTCAGCTTCCATTTTGCTGAAAGCTTCCTTGTCGAGAGCATCCATTTCCTTGCCGTCATACTTATCCATCATTGCTTTCATGGAATCGTAGACTGATGCTCTGTCCTGCTTCAGATCGTAAATATTCATTTACTAAGCACCTCATAAAGTTTTTTCTTTGTTTCTGCGAACATTTTCCGCTGTTCGTCTAAAGCGGCCGAAGTCTGAGGCTCGGTCTCCTCTCCCTCTATGGTTATTTCGGGATCTATATCTGCAACAGGCTCGGATATTTCCTCCTGTACATCAGCGAATAAGTTAGATACATCGGGAGCGAACTTGTATTTGTCGAGCAAGGAGACATTGATCTTTGCGGCAATTTTTTTGTTTTCTATCAATTCATCGGCAAAACCGTTCTCTACGGCTTCCGCTCCCGTCATCCATGTCTCGGCATCCATTAAGGCGATTATCTCGTCCTTGTCTTTCCCTGTCCTTGTCGCATAGATATCGACTATCTGACCGTCTATCATCTCAAGCTGATCGGCCATCTCTCTCAAATCATTCTTGTTCCCGGCTGCGAATGTCCATGCGTTGTGAATCATGAAGCTTGCATTTTCGGGAATGACTATCTTATCTCCTGCCATCGCTATGACTGTGGCGATAGAGGCAGCGAGTCCGTCTACATGAACAGTGATGTTACCTTCAAACCTGTTGAGGATGTTGTAGATAGCGAACCCGGCAAAGACATCTCCACCCGGAGAAAAAATAAAGACATCAAGGTCTTTGATGTCTCCTAGGTTTTTAAGGTCTTCCGTAAAGGTCTGAGGTGTCACCTCGTCTCCCCACCAAGTGGTGTCGCTTATCTCTCCGTAGAGCCACAGTTCTCCACGCTCACCCTTGTTTTTGAAATTCCAGAATTTCGTCATTGTCTTGATCCTTTCGGTTTATTGTTAGGCACTTCTGAGAGCGGAATAAGGTTTCCGTTCACCGTCAGAATATCTCCTTCCGGGCCTACCGTGTTCATGTCCTCAAGTCTGCGAATGTCATTGGCTGACATCCATCCATCATTTCGTGCGTTGTGATAGAACTGACTCCTCGTTGCTGTGTCTCCTCTTAACAGAGAATTAAGATTGAACTTGAAGTAACAGTATCTCTTCTGTCTCAGAGAAAGGAAGTCTCTATAGAAGGCCTGTTCCAGTCTTACGCAGAGAGGCTCAATACAGTCTCTGACATACTCCATGCTCTGCTGTTCAATGTTACTGAATGTAGCGTGTTCCATATCCATGCACATGTGAGGAGGAACACCGAATATCCTACATACTTCAGATACCGCCCATTTACGGACTTCCAAGACCTGATTCTTGGTCATGTCCCGGTCGAATTCTTTAGCTACTGCGCCTTCTTCAAGGAACAGCCATTTTCCTGCATTGTGCGCTCCGCTGTAATTCTCCTGGAAGGTCTTTTTAAATCTGTCATAGGACTCATCGCTCATCTGTCCGGGATATGTTACAAAACCACCGGGGTTTGCTCCGCTCATTGCCATCTTCGAATAGGCATCCGCAGTATTTATCAGGCCAAGGACGGATGCCGCAATCGAGATGGGATCTTCGGAGGAGATATCAGACGAAAATCTGAAGCTTGGCACAAACAGGAAATCGCCCTTGTACAAACGCTCAGATGAAGACGTTCTGTTATCGTACACAGTAATGTAGTCTATCTCTTCCGTTCCTCTGTTATCGACAACATTGGCGGTCGGGATATTCCACAAAGAGACTATCTCACCTCTGGAGTTTCTCCGTATCCTTACATACATCCCCTTTGTCAAAAGAAGGTTGGCAACGCCCATCTGTATGAACTCATACCTTGTGGTGTATTCGTTAGGAAGCATGTAAAGAAGGTTGTAAAGAGGGTTTTCCTCGTACTTTCTTGCTCCATCCTCTTCCTTGATGAAAAGGTTCAAAGGAAGGGAAGCCATTGTTTTGGAGATGATGTCCACGCACCTGAACACAGCAGCGACCTTCATTGCGTTCACAGGGTCAGTGCCGACATTCAGTCCAAACAGTCTTGCCCACTCTGAATCACTCTGAACGGCAGGAAGCGGTGAGACTGAGTCTCTCTTCTTTTTCTTAAATAGGCTCATAATGATCTTATTCCTCTCGACTCATATACTGAGGTCTTCTGCTCCATGACCATTGCCACGGCCATGGCATCTATCAAAGCATCGATAGGGTCTATCCTATCGAAACTCTTATTCTTCATGGGTTTGATGTTTTCGTTTCCGTCAGCTGAAACGATGACATTGCCGAAACACCATCTGCCCATGGGGTTGTAATCGTGTTCAATTTCTCCGGCACGAAGCTTTCTTTCCAGTTCCTGCATTGCAGGACTCATCCCGGCTATCGTCTGTTTGACATCCACAAATTTATCCGCTCTTTCTAGGGGCATCCATTGCCTTAGATAGTTCAGTTTGTAAGGGTCAGCGCAAAAGTACTTAACTTTGAACATCCTGGACAAAGCGGTTAAGTGGTTGGCCAGAAACTCAAAGTCCACCACCGCTCCCTGAGTGGGGATAACAAAACCCTGTTCTATCCACTCACTAAAAGGAACATGGTCACGCTTTTCTCTTTCAGCGATGTTGTCTATAGGGATGAAAGCCTGTAGGCAGAATCTCCATGTATCTCCCGGAAACAAAAGAGCAATTCCTGTTAAGTCCGTAGTTGAGGAGAGGTCAACACCGATGTAGCACTCCTGCCCCTTCATATCACTTAAAGTGAAATCAGCTTCTGTAGCATCCCACAAAGTTAAAGGTAACCACGAGACTCGTTTAAGCTGTACCCATTGGTTTAGTCTTAACCATCGGAACAGCTTCTCATTGGCTGGAGAGTTCTTAGCTTTAATAGCTTCCTCTCGGACATTCTCAATGTCTATCGTTACACCCAAGGAAGGATTGGCCTTATACCAGTTCTCTTCGTTGTAGATATCGTCCCCGTCATATCCATAGATCTTGGCATAGTAGGTCGGGTCGATCAATTCACCGCTCTGCACTTTCCTTGCGTACTCGTGTTGCTCCCAACCTATGGACTTTCTGTCGGGATCGTCTCCGGCTGTGGTGATTATCCACACTAACTGTTGTTTTCGAGAAGCACCGCTACCAAAGGTCATAACATCCCACAGGTCTCTGTTGGGTTGAGCATGTAACTCATCGAAGATGATGACCGTAGGGTTGATACCGTGCTTCGTATAAGCCTCGGCAGAAACTACTTTGAGGAAAGTCCCTGTCTCAGGATTCTCTATCTGCTTCTTACTGTCGGTGATATGGAAAAATCTCTCTAGGTAAGGGTCTTGTTCAATCTTTGACTTACAAGCCATGTACACCAATGAAGCCTGTTCTCTGTCAGCGGCGCAACAGTATATCTGTCCACCGGGAGCATCGTTGAAGAGATGATAAACACACAGTCCACCGATTAGTTCCGTTTTCCCTTGCTTTTTTGGCAACTCTAAGTATGCGGTTTTGTACTGCCTACTGCCATCCTCTTTGAGAGTGTCATAAACATCGTCTATAACTTCCTTCTGCCATGGGAGTAACCTCATGGGTTGACCAAAGAAGTCTCCTGTCAGTTTAAGAAGTTCTATAAACTCTGTGACCTTTCCCATTATGAGTACTTCCTCTTGAACTGTTCCAGAGGACTCACTTCGACCTGTTCAGGCTTCTTGGGAACGGCTCTCAACTTGGAGTTAACAGTCAGAAGGTTCTCTTTTTCGATGGAGAGAAGTTGGTCTCTTATTTTTGATATCTGCCTCTCGATAGAGGAGATAAGCTGAAGGGTCTCCTTCGATGTCTCTAGCTCATAAGCTTCGTTTAACAGTTTGGTCAGTCGGTCATGGTCAGATAAAAGAAGACAATACCGATTGATGCAGTTCTCAAAGAACCCTTCATTCATATCGATATCGTCATATAACTCAACGAGCCTTAGGTAGTATTTGGTTGCCACAGGGTCTGACTGAACAGCTTCGCTCATGTGCTGAGTACGATTGCTCCTCAGTTTTGCCTCACCTTGTTTGCGAAGTTCCAGTTCTTTCTTGGTTCGATGACCCTGAGCCGTGTCTGCTGTCTTAGGTAATCTTGCCATAGTTCTCACTCCATTCTAAACTTGCCCTTGTCCTTGCGATGCCCCTTAACGCTGTTGCAGTGAATGCATGCAGGCTGATGGTTTTTGAAATCCCAGAACTTAGGGTCATGTTTGTCTTTCGGTGGGTCAATGTGATCCACACAGTCAGCAACGATAGTGCATCCCTCATAGTGAAGGGCGCATATCTGATGCCCGGGTTGAGCGAGAAACCACTTGGAATATCTTTGCCACTTAGAATCGTAACCACGCTGAGAAGCACTCTTGCGTTTTTCTTTCTGTGGGCGAGATCGTAAATACTGTATCCGCTTCTCATCTTCTGCCGCTTGAAGATATTGATGTTCTTCACAGTATTTTTCCCGTGTGAGATTCGGACAACCCGAAGCCTTGCACATCTTAAAAGGCTTGTCCATTTCACACCTCATAAAAAGAAGCACCCCTTCAGGGATGCTTTCACACTACTAATATAGCACCTTCAAACGGGAACTAATAGGGCCATTTTTTCTAATTTTGGGAAAAAATCTCGTACAGAGGAGGGGGGCGCTCGGTCTAGCCATGACCCTCCGGGGATCGTCCCTCCCCCTGGTGGCCGTCGCTGTCGATTTGTTAGCAAGCTAAAGCACTACAGATAGCTGCATGTCTTTAATGAAATAAAGCAATCAAAACCCGGTGTTAATTCAATCAAATAAAGCGACATACAGGCCGGGCGATAGTTCATCAAATTAAATCAATTTATGAGATCTCATACAGACCGAAAACGGATACCAGACAAAAAAATTCTTTTCGCCTATATATAGTATACAAGCGACCGCCGAAAAAGTTTTTTAAATTTTCGCTTGACAGTACACCGTATACGGTGTATTATGTCCGTGTACACCGATTACGGTATACGCAATAAAAACGATTTGAGAGGTAACACAATGAACAAATACAAGCTTGCTAAAGATTGGACATACCAGGATGCCGGGGATCTGGCCCTAGCTGAAATCGCGGCGGGCCGCCTTGAATACGGCGAGAAGTTCCGCATTAATACTGTCAACATGATGATTGTTAGATTGTTTAATACTGATATTATTTGCCGCAAATCTAAAAACACTGTGAACTATTCCCCGGTATTCGTGCATAACGATTTTCAAGGAAAAATGGAAGGCATGACCGGCATATCAACTAATTGCAAGATAAACACATATTGCCAGGAGCGTGTTAATAGTTCCGATCCTTGCTGTATTTGCAAATATTGTTTTGCGTGCACTACTTTAAAGGCATACGCCGGAACGGATCGCCTAACAGCACATAACAGTGAGGTTTTAAACGCTGGTATCGTTCCTGGTGAATGGTTACCCATTTTTAAAGGCTTTGGTCGTGACGTACGCTTTGAGGCGTTCGGAGATCTTTCAACGGTCTTTCAGGTAGTCAATTATTTTCACATTGCAGCAATAAACCCGGCGCACAATTTCACATTGTGGACTAAAAATACATGGATTATCGCGAACGCGTTCCGGCTTTTCCCGGATCTCAAAAAGCCCGATAACCTGATACTCATTGAAAGTTCATGCATGATTAACAATCCCGGCGCAAAATCGTATGACTTCATCGACAAAGTTTTTCATGTTATAACTGCCGCATATGCTGAAAAGCACAATAT